TTAAAAAACTGATACAACTATTATAGCATGAAGCAAGCAAGACAAAACAAGAATTTTAGAAAATTGTGGGGGAGATGTACTATCGCTTATGATTACGATAATATAATCTTGATTAGCTGATTTGCATCGGGTGACTTCTCCGTGCCCTTTCATGTACTGCCGTGCAGTCGCAAGGTCACATGGTTGTGTTGTTTCTTCCAAATTAAGCAATGTGTTGTCGATAGTTTCTATCATGTTTATTCTCCATCGATAATTTCTCCTGGTTTAGTTGTTGAGTCAAATCTGCAAAGGATGTAAACCGTCTTCTTTTTCTGAATAACCTTTACGATTTTTTAAACCAATCAAATCTGCCATGTACATCTCTGTATACTTACATTTCAAAAGTTCTTAGAGAAATCGCTTCTTTGGCTCTAAAAATTGCTCACGCAATCGTTTTTTAGTCAATACTCCTCCCCCTTTTCTAAATTTGGTATAATGTTTGTAAAAATATGATTGGAGAAATCACTATGGATGAACAAAACAAACCAAGTTTTGATATAAACCCTTTTCCTGTTTCAAAAGATACAGGAGACGCACTGGCAAAACCTATTGCTACTTCCTTAGGTGAAGCTGGAAAAACCATATTAGATGGTATTTTCCATTTTACTCTGGATCCTATCAGAAAATTCAATATCCAACGTTCTTACGCTCTCGAACAATTTGAAATCGAAGTCAAAGAATCTGTATCAAGTATCCCCGATGAGTTCTTAGATGATTCAATGACGGGTGTTGTATTAAAAACTATCGAAGATTCACGCTATCAACTCAACCATGAGGACATCCGAAAAATGTTTAGTAATTTGATATCAGCAACACTAGACTCTAGGAAAAATTCAAGAGTAGGTCCCAAATACAGCTCTATTATTTCGGATATGAGCCAAAGAGAAGCGATACTTTTGCAAAAGATTTATAACAACAAATTCAAAATCGTTCCGTGGGTGAATCTAAAAGTAAAAAATAGAGCAACCCATTCAGAACGGACGATTCATTTCAACCATCTGTTACTTGATTCTGGTCCAGATAATACCTTCGCACTTGAGCTATCACTTCTGGAAAGCGCAAATCTAATCACACTTGAAAAAGATTTTAGACTAACTAATCCTCATTTCGATGAAATGATAAAACATTTTGAAATGAGTTTTGGAGATATCAATGCCACCTTCAGAGGCTTGTTAGAAAACGAGAATGAGTATGTCGAGTTTTTCCATTCTACTTATTTTCTGACTGAGCTTGGTTCTTCTTTTTGTGCTATTGTTTTCGAAAACGATAGGGATTTATAAATGCGTTTTTCCATTCTATCAATCTCCTTATTATCTTTAGCTTCAACGATATCAATTCGCTGCCCAAATTGATAATATAGAGCGTAATCTAATTTTTTACCCTCTTTTCGACGCCCTTTATCACCTCGAACTTCTATCCGACTATCTGTGAAATATTCTTCATAAGCAATCTGTTCTCCATTTTTCCAACCTTTTGACAAAATAGCTGGTATGATAAAGTTTGCTTTAATGTCTTCTTCACTCATCTCTTTTTTAGATTTGATAAATGCAACCATAATTTTCCTCTTTTAGTATGAATAATAACTTCAGGATGATAAGATTATCAGAAGAAACTACTATTTCTAGTAGATCACACCTAAAAGGCCGAACTACAATATTTTAATAAAGTAATTCTCAAAGTTACCATAAATATATTTACATTCCTATCCCTCATCTGTGCTTTTTTCTTCATTCCATGTTAAACTTATAAGTAAGATTTAAGAACCTGTATTCACAGTTCAGCACTTCCATCTAAGACTAGTTTATCAGCTATTCATCGTTAGTTTTTTTCAAAATACAGTCAGTATTCTCTCAAAAAACTGCCTTGATTAGCAATAAACTATCTCTTATATCCAAGTATTTTACTTGTAAATACAGATTCTAGTTAGAAAGCATATTATTATGATCACCAAAGAATTAAACAAAGGTATATAGGTTTTTACTAGTTGACAAAAAGCCTATTCTTTCGCCGTTTTACTACTTTTTCGCCTCGTATAAAACCTCCTAAAAATAAACTTTTGGGGCGGATTTGGGGCAGAAACACTTGACACATCTTCAATACTTACAAATAATCGCCCTAGTTTTTTTGCTAGAGCGATTATTTTTTATTCTATGGGCAATCATACCCCTTGCAAGTTGAAAGCCAAATCTGGGCTGTTATGGGTTATTTTAACGTACCCCACAAACTTATACGGCGACCGTTAGCATCGACTTGACCAATAGCCATATAACTACGCTTGCCACTACGACCAATCCAACTAATCCAGCGGTAACCAGCAGCAGTTAGATAACTATCATAGGTTACACTTTCGCCAATTTGATATGTTGCGACAATTTCGCCAGAAAGGTGGGGCTGTCGGCGTACATTGATTGCTGTACTGTTCAAAGTAAATACCCCAGTTTCAGCAATACGACCAGTTTCTATTTGTTTGGCTGGTTCTGAACTCGCTGGAGAATCTGCCAACACAATAAAGCCAACCATACCATTCATACTACGGACATGATATTGTGCTGGACTGCCAACGTTAAGATTACCCGCAAGGTTTTGTTCAACAGTACGCATACTGTTGCCATCGCTGTCCTCAACAATTACGCCAGTATGACCATAATCAATACCATCTCCTGCAACGTAGTGCATGACGAAAATCCACCCTGCCTTAGGTTTGATACCAGGTGCATACGGCACAACCTTAATGCCCTGCGCTTTTGCACTATTTAACAAATCAATAGCATTCCCCCAAAGGTCAACACCACGCCATTTTTTTACAATAAAACAAGATAAATCTGCGCATTGGTAACCCCATGCACCGTCTTTATCAACACCTGCTCTAGCATTGGCTAAATTCTTGGAATACAAAACAATCTGATTTAGCATGTCAATCCCCCTTTATTAATAATTCTAAAAACGGGCTAACCAAGAAAGCAACAAAGCTAATCACAATAAATAGCGGTATCAAGACCAAAATCAGCAGAAATTTCCCTATTGCTTTCATGATACGCCTCCCTAATTGTTTTCTTGATGATAATTCTTGCTAGAAACACCAAGTACAGTACCTGCAAATGTTGCAAATAGGGCAATTGTTCCTGTGATAGCTGTTGTATCAAATTTATACAACGCACCCAGACCAGTAATTAGTGTGATGGCTGCTGGTACAACAACTGTAACTACTTTCTTAGCAACATCATATTGTCCGTTTGTTAATTTCATCTTTATTCTCCTTTCGCAAAGGCAAATCAATAAACTCTTCTTTATACATCATTTCGATTTCGCCATTTCCGTCCAACATTTTGTAAGAGTCAAATAGTTTAGCTATTTCACGTTTGTTTTCTAACGTGGTATAGCCATTTAGAATGTCTTTTGTCATGTCGTGATACAAGCGGTATCTAGTGATGTCCTTAGAGTTTTTTTTCAGTTTCTCAAGTTCCTCTGCATTACTAGCTAGGTCTGCCTTTATTTTGATATTGTCGTTTTTTAAGACATCCAACGACTGGATGATTTCTTTTTGTCCTCGCTTGACCTCGTTGTCACGGCGTTTGATGAAAAAGTCAGCTACGGTACTAATTAAAGTACCAATGACCCCACCAGACACCGTGACAATTGCGACCAAGACAGCACTATCTTTCAACCAAGGCGGCACTCAGTCACCCCCTCAGTCTGTTTCAGCATTCTCTGCTTCAAGTTCAGCTAAAATCTCATCCTCAATTTTATAGCGTAACTCTCGCAACTCTTGCTCATGTTTTCGCATATCTCGACGGTTTTTAGCATAAAGCTCTGGCTCGTGCAATGTTTCAAATACCGTTGATACTGCATCAGCACCTGTGTTGATTACCGTTGTCTTGACAAGTTTCTCTTGCTTGTCCTCAATTACAATAAATTCTGCCGTTGTTTGGCGTGTTTTGGTAACTTTTAACATAGTCTTTACCTCCTTCATGATTTTATTATCTGATAGATTTCTAGGGATTTTTTACGTATTCTTAGTTTGGATATGGGTCATTAGTCACGTAACTAATTGTACCTGTATAAACGTGTTGTCCACTTGTTCCATTTGTCATATCTATTGTCCCATCTGCATTTAGATGCAGAATAGATGGTGCTTTAGTTATAGTACCTGAGTTTGGCACAAATACTAAATGAACTTGAGCAGTTGGGCGGTATCCTGCTGGTATTGTTTCTATCATTCTTCTATTTTCAAAGACATCAATGTTGGTAATGCGACGATTAAGTGTGATAGTGACTAAGTTATCCTTACGAGTCAATGTCGCATTAAGCCCATACGGAAATCCCATCGTCAATGTCTTTAATGGTTTCTCTTGTAGTATTGGATGGTCTTCTGTCACTACCCTTTTCCACGGTTGCCAACTGCCGGCTATCTTCACTCGATAACAAGACACCATACCACTAAAGTCAATCGACTCCTGAAGCACCCAATCATTATCGTGCTTGCTTACTTTGATGTACTTCCATTGATTCTGCCCATCAAATGGAGGCTGATTAGCCATACTCTGTCCGTAGTAAAAGCCGGTATCAACGTAATTATTCCAATCACTAAAAGCCGGTATAGCTTGGCCGCTATTCTCCGTCAATCGATGATTTTGAATTGACTTACCGTTCAAGTAATATCCACCAGTTGACTCTACAGACCCTCTCGGAAGATTCGTATCTACGATTTTGCCAACCGCAAAGCGGTTATCTTTGTCATAACTCATCACAACACTCTCGGTTGCTACGGTTGCTGAAAATTCGACACTTGTAAATTTATCAGACAACGTACCTATGATAGTAAATGACTTATTAGCTGGATAATTACCTGCCATATTAGCCGCTGAATTACTTAGAGTGTGCTGAGTTGTCCAACTGCCAGACGCACTACCATTGTCGGCTGTATAGCTGGTACTACCTAGAGGGGCAACCTTAAAAGTCAAGGTCATAATGTTCTTTTGACTGCCTGATAATGTGATTGGTGCTATCTTAGCGTTTCTGACAATCTGAATGATGTTGGGTGTCTGTCTCGTTCGTTGTGCTGTAAAGCTCAAAATAGGGGCAAAATACTCAATAACGTTGATAGTGACATCCCTAGTATCTGACCATCTGCCACGACTATCCACGACAGATGCACGGATAGTAGCAGAGCCGTTAAAATTCATGATACCTAGCGTGCCACCGTTTGAATTTGTAACTTGGTTTTTGTTTACAATTTCAGCTTTGTATCCAGTTATCGTTGAACCATAAGTGCCAGCGCCTCCATTAAATGTTACTTGGATGTTAGAAATAATCTGCAAAAAATTATTACCACTTAATAACCCTCTAGCAACCCCATTAGCATCTGTCAGAGTAACACCAGAAAATGTTGGCTTAATACTTTCGGGCACATTTGCTGTAAATGTGACTTGTTGTGTCCCTGTCTTGGTACTACCAGAATAGGTGTCAACAAAGATTGTCCCTGTGCCACTTGTTGCGTTTGGGATGTCGTTCGCAAAATCGAGTGGGATAGTCCAAGTTGTAGACGTATCTACATTACTTGCGATTGTCCCTTGTTTATTGCCCCAAACATATCTAACAGTATGCTTAAAACTGGAGCTTTGACGGTTGATATTAATAGTAAGTGCACTACCAATAGTTCCTATGCCTACCGATACCGAACTAGAGCGTGGGATAGTTGCCAAACCGATATTTCCCGATACTGTGATTACCCCATGTAAACCGTTATTAGGGTTGAATGTTGCCGAAAACGGAAAACTCTTTGTACCGTCAGCATTGTGTCCAACAGTCGTTGAACCACTAGCCATCAGAAATTCCTCGCCAGATGTTCGCCATCTTGGATTTGACGTATGCACTCTGCCACCGTTTAAATCGAGACTAAGCGTACTATCTCCTTGCTCATTGCGTGTCAAGTAAGCACCTGTACGACTTACAGTCATTCGCCAATTAACAACAGTTGTGTTAGCAGCGATATTTTGTGCGCCTGGCTCAATATACACATTTAAGTACAAAGACCCACTCGCATTGCTAAATTTTGCCATTATCTATCCCTTTCTAATAAACATACCGAACGACGTTCATATCAGCGTTGAGATGATATTGTTCTGTGCGGAACCGTCCAATCTGTACAGAGGCGGTAAAGATACCATTGTCTATATGGATAACACCTTGCGAAATGTACATAACTTCTTTACCAGCCGAAAACATGGAAATTCTATCGCTTGACACTTTAATGGTTGAGCTTGCATCATTCTTACCGATAATCAAACCCTCGTTAGAGCTTGACATATAAGTATCAATAAATGTTTTCAGCTCTTTAAAGCCGCCAAACTGCGTGACCAGCAACTCAATCCGTCTGCCTGCCTCTGCCAAATCCGCTTCTGCTTTTGCTCGGCTATCAGCATTTGATTTTACAAATGATTGATAAGCTTTCTCGAGGTCACTAAGCGCATCCATAGATGCCTTTGCTTTAAGCTCTGCATCAAGTATCTGCGCCCGCTCGTTTAGTAAATTGAGTTGCTCTTGGGTCAATGCTTGGTCCGCTTTCACACCAATGCGGTCTGCAATATCCGAAGGCGACTCCTGGTGGCTTGTTGCCACTAACCCCCTCTCCAACATAAAATCTGTTAGGACGACATCCCCTGTTATACCGCCATGGAAGATGATAATGACATTAATGGCATCACAAGCCTTGGGAATGGTGAAGGTCAATGCTTTTCTCTCAAGGCTAGTCTTAGTAAATTGACTGTAGGTGCGTATGGAACTAACAGGAATAATCTGTCTAACGTCAAACAAATGATTGTTTATAATCACCATCAATCCGCTATCGTTCCCCTCTCGCCCCACTACATCAAATGACAGGGTAATTTTTTCCTGTTCCGATAACTGCATATCTTGTATTACTTGGAAAATACCTAAGGCATCAAGCGGAAGACCATTACTGTAGAGATGGACACACCCCTTGCGCCCTAACTGTGTTGCAAATTCTGGGACGGACCGCCAAGAAAATTGTTCAGCTCCCGAATTATTTTGCCAATAGGACACACCGTCTACAAAACTGCTGTTTCGGAGATAGTTCCGCCCCCCTACCTCAATCTTCGCCCATCTATCAGCCCAGCGATACTTGGTCTTATCCGTACTATCAGCTTGAGTGTAGTCTGAATAGTGACCAATATACCGCTGACCATTATCTGATGTGGTCAAGCCTGTACCGTCTGCATTATCAGAATAAGCCCAATGAACTACGGGCGTTTGACCATTATCGCCTTGCGGTCCTTTAATATTCCCTACTAGCGCTCCGGCTGTGTACGACGGAGGAGTACTAGTTGGATTCAATGCAATAATAGGATACATTTTCCCAGACGGTGCTATAACTATTGAACCTATTGGAGGGAGATTGGCAGGATTTGCAATAGGTGTCAAATCGGATAAATAAATACCGGATTGATTGGCACTCATTTCATATATTGAGGTATAAACCTTATTCCCATCACGCCCAGCGACACCGTCATTGCCAGGGTCTCCTTTGGGCCCGACTCCACCATCTCGACCATCCAATACGTTTACAAACGTCAGCTCATCAACAGCTACCTCATCGTTACCTATGTATGCCGCTACCGTCAATGTAGCCGTATCTGTCACGCTTGAACCTTGGACAAGGTAAGTCATGCCTGTTGTGATATTCCCGTCTAGTGACCAACGCCAAGTGACACCAGAAACAACTGGCTTACCACCTCGATACAAGGACGGTGTAACCAGGCTCTGACCAATTTGATTCTTAAAAATGACACCGTTGTCTGTGGATAACTTAATAAGGTAAGGCTTAGATGCCTCAAATAAGCGCTCAAAAGCCGCCTGTATCCCATCAGATAGATTGTTTTCAAGAGCCTTGAAATTAGCAAAGGTTGTTTGGTTACTGGCTGGATTGGTAAAACTGATTTTTTGATGGGATACCCTTGCTTGTACAAGCAAAATAGGAGTAAAGCCGTCATCATAAATCCTGATAGTATCACCAATTTCAACATCAATAAAACCATCCACTTCGTAGGTCAATGCTGGATAGGCGTTTTTTCTAAGATTTGCAATAGCTGATGCCCTAATAACTGATGGACTATCACTATCAACCTCCATATCTTTCCTAATCCATTGGTCATTTGTGGTAGAGCTGGTAAAAGTTGATGGATACATCTGCATTGACAATGGAGCGTAGAGCATATCTCCTTGCTGGTAAAATTCACGCACCCCATCCTTGTTGTTTTCAGACCATGCACCAAGGCTACCGATGGTTACAATTTCCTCTACTTCTTCCCCTTTACCATTTTTTACTGTCCGTTTTCCTGTTGGACGGATAGCATTATAGACACCTGTTTTATCTATCTTACGCTTGATAGATTTTAGGTTTTTACCATAAGTCAGTTGGATGTCATTTCTAACACGCCCCACCCCTTGATGGTTGTCATCATTCTCATGATAAACATTGACCTTAAAGGCTTTGATAGAGCTATCTGCGTTTAGGTAAGTATCAAAATCAATCTCTGCATCAAACTTTTTGGCAAGACTTAGTAAGCGGGCAAGTTTGGTATCCTGCCCATCCCATTCTAGAGTCCGTTTTTGGTCTGAAATTTCATTGATGCCAACAGAAAGGTGAGTGAAATTCAACAAGTCCATTGCATTACAATACTCAACAAATGACATAGCTTTAGTAGCTTTGTACGGATTGGCATACTCATTGATAAGCTCTAAGTTCAGGTTTTCGCAATAGCATTTGATAGTTTGCTCATTTTCCTCAACAGTCATCACATTAAATACATAGCTTTTGCCGTTGTGTCTAAATGAGACAAAAGCACGCTCATTCAGTAAATTATATGTTTTATTTATCGCTGTATCAGACTTTATAGCTTTCTTGTATACTGTAAATTCAAAAGTTGATGACCCCGTTTCTAGACTGCGTGTCCAAGTGTCATCATAGTAGTTTAAAGTTTCTTGTTTATCGTTATCAATAAATGCTACTTTCTTTAGATTTGCATCATGAATTGTTAACAGCATCACAACCACCTTTCCTCGAATTCTACTTTTACAGTCGGTTTATTTTTTACCCAGCTCGAGCAATAAATTTCCAACTGTGACTCTCCTTTTGGTATAGACAGTCTCCAACTAGACCCATCAACTAAATCAGAAGATTTAGACAAACCATCAACAGTCACACTATCGTTCTCACAATTAACAACGACATTAGACCCTATCATATAGCGATTAGGAATATCCTTTGTTCCCTGTACAAAATCTTTACGGTAAACGATACTATCAATATAAGCATGATGGATGGCTGGTTTTCCTCCTACTGCACCTATTGAAACATGTATCTTAGCGGACTTTTTACCTTTTATTTCTGGTATGGTAAATACTGGGTAACTCCCCCACCAGAAGACCTGCACTTGGTCATCATTTCGTTTTATATCTGACCACCCTCGTTCCGCATTAAACGGGTTATCGCTATCAAGATGAGTAGCATTAAAAGTCCAACGTTTTAATACATTAAATCCACCCTTTCCATCTGATGCTAAAAAGTTATACTCGCTTTCTACACCAATAGAGCGTTTATATGTCTCAACTCCATATAAAAACTGTCCTTTTTCGTCAGATACCATAACTTTAATAAATCCGTATTGATTGACTGCACCAGCCCAAAATATCTGTCTCCACCAAATGTATTCATTGAGCGCTCCAGATTGACCAGCACTATCCAATGGTATATCCCAACTAATCGAACCTGCATGGTTAGGTCCGACACCAGCTCCACGATTACCCAAAGCTAAATGCGGGCGACCAAATTCATTTTTTACGTACAAATTCGTATCAAACGATTGTGAGTTGTCATTTAAAATAGCCACATTTTTCTTCCCATCAGCAAAACCCTTGATAATTCCATTATTGGAAACATAATCAAATAAGATTTCTGACTGTTGGTAAGTCTGACTATCCTCCTCCTCGATATTACCTAGCTCAATTGCACCAGTACTATTAACAATGCCAATATAACCATTTTCTGCATTATGCTTAACAGTAATGATTGGATTTGCTGGTACATTTCCATCATTTCGTAAGTTAAGCACCATCTTTTCGTCTGTTACAGTTGCACTATCAAACTTACGATAAGTTGAGCTGTGGGCAACGCCATCTGGTATGAGTAACTTAAATTCTGAACGCTGAAACCAACGTGTTAGATTGTCTGGTGTAATATCATCCACAGGTATTCCCATATAATATTTATCTGGCTCATCCCCATAAACAATTTTTACTGGCTCTGTCACATCAAACACACCAGCTAACTCATGTTTTAGTTGTTCTAAAATCATTACATCGCTATTTTTCATGTCAAATTTGATGATGTGTTCTTTAGCTCCACGTTTCACTTGCTGGATATTAACCCCCAAAGAAGGAGCGTCATCAGTTGTTACGCTCCTTTTGTTACCAATTGGGCGGATAATCTCTGTAATTCGCAAGTAGCGTGACAAATCAACACCGTTGAATGTCATTATTGCTGTCATGTGATTATTCCTTTCATTCTGTTCTCTCTGCGTAGTTGCTCGGATTGATAGCTGCTAAACTTATCCCCTGTTTTTGCAACCAGAGTGCCGTCATCAAGTCTCATTTCTGCTGGTCGTTCTACGGCTTTCTCTGCAACATCTAGAGCTTTCGCCAAAAGTTCATTACTCTTTTCTTTGGCAACTTCAACGGTAGCTTTAATAGCACTCTCAAGGTCTGATTTGACCTGTACAACCTTAGATAGATTCGTTTTACCGACACCTATCACATCCTCTGCTTTGTAGTTAAAAGCGTTGATATGCTCATACATACCATCCATAGCTTTGTCAACATACTTAGTATTTTTCTCGATACCAACAGCAACACCCATCGGCAAGAAACGACCAATTGCATCACGGAAAAGTCTGGATGGTGAGTGGATTTGTGCTTTAGCCTTTGCTGCTCGCTCTGCTTGTGCTACCAATGCATTTGCAGCAGCGGTAACAGAACCGATAGATGACATCATCCCCTGCGCTAAACCTTGACTTATCATGCTACCTACCACACGCATAGAACTCACGCCCTGCATACCTGTGTCACGGATTGCAATCATCATAGCGTGCATAGCACCACCAGCTTGACCGATTCCAGACCGAATACCTGTAACAACACCTTTGGTTGTACCGTCCCCTGCTTGTTTACCAGCCTGTATCATCTGATTGGCGGATAAACTTATTGCATTTACTATCTGTGTCATGCCACTTTTTGTACCTGATACCGCCAGTTGAACTCCTGCGACAAGCATAGACATTGCGCTAACCGCAACATTTCCTAAAGATGCTAAAGAACCAGAAGCAATAGCACTTACTGATTGCACTGTCATCAAACCTTGAACAATAACACTCAAAGACGAACCAGCGCTAGTAAGTCCGCCAGATGTTGCTCCGATAGCCCCTAATCCAGCAGCAACCGCAGCTAGACTTGCTCCCATATCAAGTAGATTAAGTTTGGTTATACGTTCTATCCCCTGCGCTAATTGATTGAAACCTTTACCTGCATTTAGAGCCGCAGTGCCAATACTGTCAAAGATACCTGCAATACCATCCAAGACATTACGAATGGCAGAGCCAAATGACTCCACAACCCCACTGGCACTATCTAAGATAGATGTGATTTGTTCGCCAAGTGTTTTGAATAGGTTTGCGATGCTGTCAATGATTGGGCTAATCTGACTAATGAGATTGTTGAATGCCTCAACCAATGCTTGTAACACTGGCGTTACCGCCTGCACCATCTCACTAACTGCTGGAATGAATGGAGCAAGAGCCTGTATAATCTCCACAATAGCTTGTGATACAACTGTTACGACCTGTACAAAGGCACTTGAAAGGATTTCAACCATCGGTGTAACTGCCGTAACAATATCTGCCACCCCTGTTGTAATGGCTGTTACAATCTCGCTAATCGCTGTACCTAGTGCCGTAATCACGGGAGCAAGTGAGCTAAATGCTCGGATAATCATACTGATTGCTACACCAACTGCGATGATTGCTGGGGTCATCATGTTAAATGACTGAGCAATAATCGGTAGCACCCCTGCAACGGTAACAATCGCCTCTGCAAATGCACCAATGACCATGCTGGCAAATGTACCAAAGGCTGTGCCGACCGCCTCAACGATGATGGCAACACCCTCTCCTTGACTTGCCAGTAGGGCAAATCCTGCTGCAATGATAGCTATACCTGCACCGATACCAACTGCTGCTATACCAACTGCTGCGCCAAATGATAGTAGAGTTGCTGGGTTTAGACCTCTCAATCCTTGCATCAAACCTTTTAAAGCTGCTCCTATCCCTTTTCCGACTCCTTCAAAGGTTTTACCCAACCCTTGAAACATCTTTCCTATACCTTGGAAAGTGGACTTTAGGGCATTTCCTGTGGTCTTAATGACATTAGAGATGCCGCTAAAAACCTGTGAAATAGTACTTTTGGCTCTCTTGATACCGCCTGTTGCACCATCTATCGCCTCTTCTGCTCCTTTTTTGAAAAAGCTGAATGGATTGAAAGATTTTAGGAAGTTAAAAGACTTAAAGGCTACCAATGCACCACCAATACCAGTTACAACACCACGCCAAGTGTCGCCACTCATGGATTGGGAGAATTTAGCTACCGCCTGGATGATTTGAGCGATAAACTTAACAACATGCCCAGCGGCTGCCCCGATGGTTTCCCATGGGATAATGCCAGATAACTTTTCTGACAAGTCTAGCCCAGCCGTTAGTAACTCTGACAAGGCACTTGATAATGCCTTAATAGCACCCGTTTTCTCAAAACCTTGGTAAAAGTCTTGAAAAGCCATCACCATATCATCAATAGAGTAGGTGATTAGGTCAAAGACCTTGGTAATGCCATTTACTGCTTCCTCTGGCAATAGTTCTTTCAATCCATTAACCATGGCTGGCTTGGCAGCCTCAATAAAGCTAGATAGTGCCGTTGGCAATCCTTTAAAGACATTGCCAATCATCGGTATAAAATTACCAAACAAAAAGGTCGCCGCACTTTCTGCCAATGCTTGCAATGGCTTAGTAATATCACCGCCTGTTGTCAAGTTTCCGAGGAAGTCGTTAAAAGCCCCTTTCATCATTGACAAAGAGCCAGAAAATGTTGTAGAGGCTTCTTTCATTGTTGTCCCTGTAATATCAAGTTTTTTCTGCACAACAGAAATCGCCTTAACCATGTTAGCAAAGGACATATTCCCTTCCTCTACAGATATACCTAGCTCATCTTGAATATCTTTATACGATGAGGCATCCTTAATAAGCCTTTCCATTTCTGCCTTAGTGCCACCATAACCCAGTTTTAGGTTATCAAGCATAGCGTAGTTACCACGAGCCAAAGATTGATATGTGCCAGTAATAGCCTGCATATCAGTCCCCATCTTATTTGCGTTATCGGACATATCTGTCATGGCTCTGTTTGCCAATTCAGCAGCTGCCGCCGTATCTCCGCCTAAAGAAGAAATCAAACTAGCAGAAAACGAGGTTACGTTTTCCATATACTCATTTGCTGAAAGCCCTGCTGTCTTATAGGCATTGCTTGCATAGTTCTTTACGGTATCTGCTGAGTTCTTGAAAAGAGTATCGATACCTCCAAGAGACTGTTGCAGTTTCGCTCCCTCATCAATAGCTGATGAGAAAACACTTTTGACTGAACCGGCAACGGCATTAAAACTACTCATCAATGCACCACCGACAAGGTTTGCACCCAACATTGATTTGAATGTTGAACCAAGCCCACCTAATGCACCTTTTAACTTTTCAATACCCCCCTGAGCTTGCTTGCCGTCCAGGTCAACCGAAATGGTTACTTTTCCATCTGCCATGTGTTACCTCCTTTCCCTGTTAAATATCGGGTAATGCGTATTCTTCTTGCAATTCACGCATCCTTTGTTTTTCCTTAGTGCTATCCCCTTTTGAGGGTTTCCAAGCCCTAATTTTCATCACTTCAACAAACTTTGTGCCATCTGGCAATCCAGATAGTAAAGCATTGAATTTCTTCCAATGCAGCTTACCTTGTTCCTCGATCAAATCAATGTTATAGGCTTGCATAAACGATGAAAAAATGTACTCGCCATCATATTTGATTGAAAATAAGGGTTTTTCTTCGTTGTCTGGGTCTTCTTTGGGTCTTTTTGGTAGTACATTGCCCTCAATGTCGTACCTAACAACATGGTCAGCAGCCCTAATTACCTTGATATGCTTTTCAAACACTTCTTGATAGATAGCCATAGCCTCCATCGTGTCCATATCCTTAAAACTCTCATTATCGGTTAATTTGGCTAGTGCCAGTTTAGGTTTTAATTCTGGGGGTATATGCGCCTTGCCCCACATATCGAAACACCAAAGCACCCTGTCAAACGATAGAAAAAGCTGATACTCTGTATTGTTGAGTACCAGCTTGTCATCCATTTTTTTGGAAATATCAAACATTATTCAGCAAGATACTTCTTAAATGTTTCATCGTTTTCTTGTTTTTTCTTCGTTTCCATAATGGCTTCTGCCATCTGCAAGAATACTTTAAGATAATTCCAAGTATTTTCTCCTGCTGCCTGGTAAATCTTACCTGGGGCATCTGCATCAAACATAGTGCTAAAGAAATCATCAAGTAGACCCTTGATACTTTCCCGATTTTCCCACTCGTTACCCTCTTTGATGGTGTCAGCCTTATCTTTCAGCTCAACAGCCTTTTCAGATACTGCTTTCGACTTTGCATCAGTTGGGGTGAACGTCAATGTAAAATCACCCAGGTTGAAAGTAATGCTGTCGTCATTTCCTAACAGATTAAAAGTATTTGCCATGTTCTATTTCCTCCAAAAATTCTTATCCACCCACACCTGCAATAATTGGTTTCTTAATCCACTTCAGTGTGCAACCAAACTCTTCGTAGCTTGTTGCATCTCCAGAACCAGCTTTGATTTCGGAAACATTTGCGACTTGGGTATAAGTTTTTTTCTCATTTGACTCTGTCACACGATGCCATACACGGCGTGCATCGCCAGTCTCATACTTCATTGCTGCAATCATAGCTTGAGCGGCATCATCTGGGTCATACGACCCAGAAACAGAATATGCGCCAGAGACACTAATGACGGTTTCTTCTGGAGTCCCATCACCGTCATAGTAACCAGTATCATCCGTTTCTTCATCTGTTTCATCATCGATAGTTTCAATGTACTTGGCTAGTCGTTTCCAAGCACTCTCATCTGGCACTTTAGTTGGATTTTGGGGGTCAAATGGCGCAATCTCATGTTTGCGCTTGGCGTTTTTATTTCGTACCATTTTTTATCCTCCTGTTATTTCTAGTTTTGCGGTTACATGCATCGAATAAACGAAGTAACCTTGTTCATCCTTACCATTGATGCCTGGCTTATCCACGCCTAATGACAAGAATGTATAAGAGTTATCTGTACTAGGTAGGTCTATATCAAGTGATGACAAATCACCGTTGATGAGCCAAATAGTATCAATAGCCTTTTTGTTTTCCTTGCACTTAATCGCAATTTCAAATGGTAGTGATACCTCTCTAGTACCATCCATGTACTCTTTATCAATGACACCGCCAGATAAGGCATTGATGACCAAATCATCTGTATCATCCTTGAAATAATCAAGGCGTGCCTTTAGTGGTATGTGTTCGATGTTGTTAATGTGGTCTAGTAAGACCTGCTGAAAGTTTTTGTTGTTTTGCATTACCTTATACCCATTCCTTTAATAGCTGCTTTTTTCAGTCTTTCTATGTTTGCTTTTAATGGCTTATCCCATCGCTTTCCAGTACCAGCGGTTGTGTATTTTCTAAATACAACAATCCCATTAGTGCCGTGAAATTGTGCTCTAGCATAAACCGTGTTATAGCTCGCATCTCCATTAGGCTCTACACGCCCAGAGGCTCTTAATGCCCCTCCACCTGCCCTAAGAGGTACTGAACTATCCATAATAAGCAAAGCCTCGCTACCAGCAGCAATCTTGCCACGTTGCATAGATTGGGGAGATACTTTTTTCTCAACCCCAGCAAGGTCAACTGTTACTCTGACATCTGCCATTAAGTAACCTCAACCTCATAACTGAAAATATTGCCATTAAGGTAATTGGGTTGATACCCTGTTACAAGGTAATCACGCACCCCATCATTTACGATTGCACCCAGCCAACTATCATCAACTGTCACACTTGCAAACTTAGGGTAAATATAAACAGTACCCACTTTCTGCCTTGTTTTAGAGTTGTTAGTACCTGTAACAGCCACCGACCTATCAAACCTTACTGGTTTAATATCCAATGTGTCAGAATACGTTACGTCTCCAAAATCATCTTTGCCCTCAACCTTACGGACTGTAACAACATCTTGTAGTAAGCGTTTATCTATCATAATCAACTCCCACAATTAAGCTAAATCCCGCTTGTTTTAGGGCGTTTTCAGCATCCAAGCAAAGGTTGAATTGTTGACCTGCTGAAATACGGTGTTGACTGCCATAATCAATTTTAGTACGACCAATAGAAACGCTTGTCATAGCTTGTTTTTCATCGGCTGTCATGATGCCAGAGCTATCCAAATAAGCAATCTGAAATGCCATTGCCAACTTAACAGCAGATTTGCGATAATCTACCTCTGTCTCAAAATCAATATACCGTTGGTAAATTCCTTGAGTATAGAGATTGATAGCAACTTCTGCTCTTTTAGCCAGCTTGTCAAAGTCAGTCACATCATCAAAGCCTAAATCTTTAACAAACTCATCTTTAGTTAAATAAGGCATAGTAACCTCCCTTAAAAACAAAGGGTGTTGCCACCCCTTATTTATTCAGTAGCATCTTCTGATGCTTTAGTTTCAGCTTTTTTACTGCGTGAGACTGGTTTTGTCTCCTCAACCAACTCTAAAACGGCATCCACATTAGGGAATGTTGATTTGAGGTCATTATTGACTTGTTCAGCATAAGCTGGTTCAAGTTCAACAACTTCTCCCTCTGCGACATAGATACCCGGTGTTTTAAGAGTGAGATTTTTAGTAGCTTTGTATTTATTCATCAATAGTTACTCCGTTACTCTCAAGCAATTCAAGGACTTCTGGCTTTTTGGCATTGTTTGGTACTTCTAGACCGTGCGCCTGCGCAATCTCAACAAGTTCTTTGATTTTCAGTTTGCTCAAATCTGATTTTGTATCTTCTACCAGTTCCTCAAAACCATCCGCAATAAGCTGTACCTCAAGTTCGCTACCCTCTTGGACAGTATAGACTTGGTTTTCTTTGATGTACTTTTTCATCCGTTACCTCCTACGCTGATTTATGTGAAACGTAAACCCCATCTTCTTGTGATTTCAGGACAAACAAATCATGATACAAACGGTTTTGGTACAAGTATCCATCACCCTCTGTATGTTGACCAGGCGCAAAAAGATAGATAGAGTTAAATTTAGCTTTTGCAATGATTGCTGGTTTGGCAACAATCAAGAAATTGATGTCTTTACCACCATCAGCTTTAACAAACCCTGTTGTGAAATCAAATTGAGTTTTGAAACGTGCATCATCCCAAACCTCGATAAATTGTACTCCATCAATGGAAGTCACACGGGTGTCAATTCCCTGTGGTGAAGTGGTTGCGATTGAGCGAGTAAAGTCTTTTGAACGTTCCAAGAAATCCATGACTTCACTTGAAACATAGACGACAATATTTGATGCACCATATTTACGGATAGGTAGGATGGCAGCTTTCAAACGTGAGAAAACATTGACTTCCGAATAGTCATCCTCTTGTTTATAATGACCATTAGTGATTGCATTTGTCGCAATTTTAGAAAAACGGTAAGCATCCACTTCTGGTGTTGCATGTTCTGAAATAAATGTGTTAGAGATATTAGCCGCTGAAATTTCTTGGTTCGTTTCATCAACATCAGCTGTATCAACAAAGAACTCAACATCACGGTCAAAACCAAGAGTGTAAACATTCTTATCATTTGAAACAGTTCCAGCATTGTATCCTTTTGAACGTGTATGGGCTTTATACCCTGTTACAGAAATAGTAGGTAGTTCAAAAGAACGTGCACCAAGCCAGTTAACTTTTGGTGTTTCAAGGATTGCTGTTAGAGAGCCTTGCATTAAACGTTTTTCAAATTTTCCCTCATGTTTAGTAATGTAGTTAATTGACATAACTTCCTCCTTTTATTCTGTTAGCCCTAGAGCCTGTGCAAAGGCATCTGGTGCTGGGTCAGTTGCCGCTGGATTTCCAGTAGCAACGATGCTTGGGTTAGGTTTGTCATCATCTGCTTTGAAAAGATAAGGGTCGCTTTCCTTTAGGCCGTTGAGAATGTCATCTAGTTTTGGGTTGCCATTTTTGTCAAGCTCGATGGCATCAACATCAATGAACTTCATCAAGGTTGATGGATTGTGTGCGGTGGTATCTTTCAATGCAAGATTGATAGCATTGACCTTTTGAGTTTGTGCAAGTTCAGCAGCTGCATCCGCTTTATATTTGTCATATTCAGCTTGCAATTTATCAAGAGCTTCTTTCTGTTCAGCACTTGTATTTGCATCTGCTTTCAACGCTTCAAGCTGTGCCTCTGTGTTTTGCAACTGTGATTTAAGGCTATCTCGTTCTTGTGTGATAGTTTCCAAGGCTGATTTATTAGCATTTAAGTCTTTGCCATGCAAAGCAAATACATCTTTAGCCTGTTCCTCTGTCAATCCAAGTTTGAGCAGTTCCTCTGTTGTAAATGCCATTTGTACCTCCTTAGTTCTTTTTTAGGTGGACAACTCCCACCAAAAAGCAAAATATTATTTACTTTTTCAGTTTACTTTCTTTGGAATGGGATTTTTTACTGTTTTCAGCCTATCTAAAAAGGGCACTGCCAATGGCAATACCCAATCTATGTGTAAATCTTTTCTCTTGTATAATCTCGTGATAAAAATTCATGCTCATCAACAAGAGCCTTGATTTTACCTTGATACATTCTGACCTTGAGTCTTTCAGCCTGTATCAGCTCATCATCTCCCATTGTATGGGCGTAGTGTAACCTTTCTTTATGGTTCTTAATGGTGCGCTCTAATGCTCTTTGTTTAGCCTCGATACGTGCATTTTCTTCTGCTTGTTCTGGCGTGAGGTCTTGCAAAAAGTCTGGTAGGTCTGGCAACTCGTTTACTCCAACGATAAAAGGCGTAAGGTAATGCCCACAATGGACACCAAGGCAACCACCAGCAGTGCCATAGCCGTAACTTTGCAAAGAGTGTATGGTTATGCCGTGTTCTTTCCGCTCGCTCCCCTCTTTGGTAACAATCTTGCCCTGCAACGGGCTACAAGATGGTCTGGCTGTCCGCTTGATAGAGTAGTAATAGGTGTCTATACCAAGTTCTTCTGCTGGTCTTGTCCGCATGTCATTGTACACCTTGAAAGTGGTTGTTTTAATGACTGCCCTAGCATAGCTGTCTGCCCGCCACTCTCTACCTGCACCATCAGTAAAGCCTGTAAAGTTCTTTTTCTGCCAAGCCATGATGGTATCATGCAATGCCCGTTCACTTGTTTTAGTTCCTGATACTACCTGTGCCACCGTCTGCTCTACTACTGACTTAAAGACAGTCTGCACGCTTTGTGGCAACGTGGTATTGATAAGGTTTAGGTCACTAATGGCTTGCTGTGTGTAAGCCTCCAGGGCATCTGTCACACCGTTTCTGATTTTGCCATCTGGAAACTTGCCCATATCCTCCTCTAGCTGTTCTTTGGTGTCCTTATAAACCTTTAGCCCCTCATTAGCTATAACCTCCCGTAAAAGCTCTTCTGCAATACCTGTACGCTCGACAATGATTTTTAGATTGTCCTCATTTAGCATATACATATCATTCAGCTTTTCCAGTTGCCAAATATAGGGATTTTCTGCTAGGTCTGCACTGCCACGCCTTATCAGTCGTTCAATCATACTATCAAACAACTCTGTTTGCATCTGGGCATAAATATCACTCACAGCTTGCATCTGTAATGATAGTTGCTGGTCATTGATAGTTGGGCGTTTCTTTGTATCGCTCATGATTAAGCCTCGCTAACTACCTCATAGGTTTCATTAAAAATATCTGGTTTGCATGGGTAAAACTCGCCATGCACTCCTTTAATAATATAATCACCCTTTTGGGCTACCATATCTCCCTCAAGTGTTGGTATTACGATACTTAAATCAGAGCATAAAGTATTTTTTCCAATAAATTCTCTAATTTCTTCATAATTTGAGCCTGTAAATCTAATAGCCTCAATTACAACTGGTTTTTTCTTATACTTCGCCATCATCTTCTCCCTCTACTGTATCTTTACTGTTTCCTACTGTGTTTTGTTGACCTTTACCATACAAAGCGAGCTCTGCATCGCTCTCTGGTGGTAATTCTCCATTGATTTCAGCAAGTTCTTTCTCCGCCTCATCTTCTGTGATGCCTAGGGTTTTCGCAATACCTCTTTTCTGTGTTGCAAATCCAGCGGCTACCATCTTCATCCAGTAATCAAGTTCTGCATGTCTATCAGTAAACACGCCATCATCTAGGTTTACTGATATATCATCAAGTTCTGGGATAGTCCCTTTATAAATACCAACAGCTTTACCAAGTTCACACATAGACACGCAAAGCTCTTTGATAGATTGCTCAACTAGAGCTACGATACTGTTACGCATTTGGTAGGTATCAGAGTTTTCGCTTACAATTTCTGTCGCTGTCTTAACGCCTTGACCATCAAAGGTAAACATGCCACTAGATACCCCTATCTGCATTTCAAACAATTTAAGCCCCTCTGAAATAGCCGAAATGTAATCAGCGGATCGGATAGGTGTAGTAAGGTCAACAATACTACCACTGTCCATATTACCAGCCCCAACTTGCATATACACATTTTGCTCAACATCAAAGCGGCGTTTGAAAGTAATGTTACCTTGGTTATCCTGTACCTTGAGCTGTGTTAGTTGCTCTGGCACAATCACGCGCCGTTGCCCCATCTTAATCTCCCACATGAACTCATCATAGGTACGATTGATAAAGTCAATAGTTGTCTTAGCGTTGTCAAAGATAGACAGACCCAAAGGGCTATTGATATCCTTGTTATTCATGCCAGGCGTCTTAAGGTAGGTAAATAATGGGCGTGATAGCCCTTGAATTGGTGTTACTGGTTGCAAGTCGGGGTATAGCTCACTCAAGTTCACACGCTCTCCTAATGCGCTATCTGATGTTGATTTGTAAAGTTCATTTGTGATACGGTATAGACTCTTATCTTTCGTACTGCCCACTTCTTGACCATCTTTGGTTACCCATTCATGAAATTCAACAAGTGTATAATACACATTCTTTCGATTTTCTGTCTTGATAGTCTTAGTCAAAATAGCAGCGCTCGATACATCTTGTGTATTGCTTTGTAATGGCAAAAAAACTGGTGCTTGAATAAATGCCACACGAATTTTATCGCCATCAACGTAAGGGCGCATAGCAAGCCCACCAAGTGCCAATGCACTCTCTAGGTATCGCTCAAAATTCTTGTTAAAGCGGTCATTAGATAACATATCTTGTAAAAAGTCATTGAGTGTTTTATCCTTTGCTGAAATCTCTGCTTGCTCATTGTAAACCAAACTAGCAATCTTCTTGGCTGCTGTGCGTGCAATAGGTAAATGTTGCATCTTTCTACGTTTTCTATCTCCATCTGTGTTGATGTACTCAACATCATCAAACTTAGACTGATAATAAGATAGATTGTGTTGTATTCTGCTAAATTCTGCTTGTGTAACAGCTACCTTTGGATGGTCTAGGATGCTACTTAAATGTGATGTCGTCATGTTATACCTCCCACGGTTGAAAAAGTCCTTTACTTTTTGAATTAGGCTCATGTCTGCCCTCCTTATACATTACCAACACGCAAACCAAGTATCTTTGCATTATCTAATACAAAATACTGTGCCACATCGCATGTATGGTCATCGTCTTTGATGACATTTGGGTTATCTGTCTTTATTGTCTTTTCATCCCATCTGTACATCTTGTGTTCTTCAATAAATACCTTATTATTCTCTGTGTCAAGATAATAAAATCGCCCCTCTGCAAGTAATGATTGGAAACTATCAATCATTGTCACTTTCTTTAGTTTAGCTACTGGATGCCATCTAATAGCAAAATCAAGATACATCTGGTTACGCAAAGCACCCTCTGCGCTATCTATCGTGTACTGCAACACTGGTACTTTATACTGTCCGACAACCTTAGTCGTAAAGTAGTAAATATCCTGCGATAGTTGGCTAGGTGCTTTTTTAACTACTTGACCAGCTGGGCTGTAATACCACGTATCTAGCAAGATAACCTTGCCTTTAGCTGTGATACCAAAAGCGCATACGGCTGTTGCTGATTGTTGGTGACCACCATCCAATGCAAATGAAATACCTATCATCTTATCATCTGATGGCAAAGTATCGATTGGATGGAATGTAGTCATATTGTACACGTTGTTACCAAGACCAACAGCCTCGCCTAAATATAGATACCTATAATAGTCGTAGTCGTTTTCTTTGATACGGTCTATATCCTTTAGCATCTGCTCTGTTACAAAACCTAGTTTGTCATCCAGATAGGTACTAGAATGTGCTAGATAGTCATCGTGTGTTTTGATACTCTCAAACCACTCATTTATCCAACTATAAGGATTTCTGGGCGGGTTGTAAGACCAAAAAAACTGTACAAATTTGGCTCGTGGATGCTTTTGGCGCATAAAGGTAACATTGGATTGGTCAAAGTCCTCTTGGTTGCTAAATTCGGCTGCCTCCTCATACCAAACGGCGATTATATTCCCGATGTCATTCGATTTGAGCTTTTGAAAGTCATCTTGACCATAAAAGTAGAATGTTGAGCCTGTTTTTTTGTGTGTGATTTTAAAAGGGCTAACAGTCTTGTTAAATCGTCTAGTAGCTCCAAACATACCAATAGCCCACCAAACTTTATTAAACACGCTATCACGTATTGTATTGGCTACTTTACGGATAACTACCACATTGGCTGTCTCTTTGGCTCTGATGTATCTAAGCATCATATAGACCAGCTTTAGGACGATTACAGACGATTTAAAAGAGTTTCGCCCACCTTTTAGTACGTTGTAAGGTTTTGGCGATGCCCAGACAGAATTAAAATGAGGGTTGATGTTTTTAGGTTTGTTAAACTTCGCTTTTTTAGAGGTCATCAATCAAGCCCTCCAATTCATCAGCCTGGTCATCAATGATGATAATCTCATCATCGTCATCGTTATCAGTATTTAATTGTGCTTTCAATTTAGCCAATTCAAGCTCTAGTTTCTCAGACTGTTTAGCTGTTGGGTAGCGTTTCAAGATTTCAGTTATAGCCTTAATGACTGTGGCATTATCAGCTTTCTTGGTGTGTCTCTCAACTTTCCCTGTTGTTGGGTTAAGTATCAACACCTCCTCATCTCGCTTACCTCTAGCAATGTCAGATAGGATGGATAGGGCTTCTTCTGCCTGCATGATATTACTCTTATGTAACTCTTGCATCTGTTTGTTGATGTACTCTTTTACTTCAACATTTTTCAACAATCGCTGTCCTTGACTGTAAGATGTCTTTTCCGAATACCCTGCATTTAAGGCTGCCTGTGTGGCGTTTCCGAGTTTGATAAACTCATCCGCAAAGCGAATTTGCTTGTCATTCATTCGCTACCTCCTTTCCAACAAAAAAATCACAAGTATTACTACTCATGATTTCATTTTATAAGGTTGAAAAGGGGATGTTTTACGCTATTTTTGGGATATAAAATTAAAAAGCCCCAATTAAGGGGCTAGATGTAACGCAATGACACGGATTCGCACCGTGGCTACCTCTATCAAGGTGTACTCCTTCTATACTATCCCTTGCGTTTTCTATTATAATTATACCATTCTTTCATCACCCTATCAACCATCTTTTTCTCTTTAGTGTTCAAATTGGTAGCACCTTTCTTACTTACTTCATATTCAGCATGAAAATAACCGTGATGAGTATGAGGCTGCATCTTCTTATGTTCATGGTCTAAATCTATTTGCTTACTACGTTTATTGTTTGTATCATTGTAAGTGATGCTCTTTAGGGTGTTTTTATGCTTATCAACCAATACATATATTCTACCTTTGGTCATAGTTTCCATAGGTGCTACTTGCCCACCACTACCATTTTGAGTAACAAATTTTATATTACCCACCTTATGCACAGTCTCATATTCTGTACCATACTTTTTACCTGTTTTGCTCATTCCAGAGCTTGCTCCTCTGCCTCCCATGTGTCCATCCTTTCTGTCGTATCGTTGTCAAAATAATAGACCTCGATACCTTTATAGTCATAATCAATGTGACCGCCATAAACCAAAATTTTCTTTGGTTTCAATTTATCAATCATGGCATCCATGCCATCTTTCCATACCTTGATACGGTCTTTGCTTTTTTTAATACCAATTGTACTAACTGCAACAATGCTTTTTGTAGGTATGCCATCAAAACAAAACTCATAGCTGTCTTTGTGAGACCAGGACACCGTGGGAATAACCGTATAGCCCCAGTTCTGCATCATCTGACCAATCAATCTTGACCGATACACATTCCATACCTGCATTGCAAGCGGCATATCAGTATAGAGGCTGAAATCTGGTGTAAGCACACAATCAAAGTCAGCTAGTTTATCAATATAAAAATCTGGGCGTTTCCAAACTCGTTCAAACTGGTAATCATCCAAAAAGAAGTGGACACCTGCCGAGTAGTTAGGCTTGTTCAAAACATAGTTAAACCCTTGTAGTTTGGTTGGCACATGGTCTACTGGCTCAAGAGTAGGGATATTATACTTGCCAGCTGTGCGCGTGGCATCATAATCTAGTAGGTTGTACTGGCTCAATGTATTTTGCCTGTGATGTGGTTTCAATATATCCATGTTTCTCCTCCTAGCAAAAAAGCCTATGTACCTTGATTATAGATACATAGGCTAGGGAATTTTTACTGTTATCTTTCCAAAGGGAGGTATTTATAGGTGGCGTAAAAATAGGCATCAAACCATTTATTGAGGTGGGTATAGGCTGGGCTGGGGCTTAGGAATAAAATCTTTTGGCACGCTCCAATGACATTGATATTTTCATAAACATAGACCTCTTTTATAGTCTCAATCAGCTTTTCTTCTGAATTTTCCACATGTTCAGAGGTTACCAGCTTTAGATTGACCAAAAATGTTGCCTGGTCTGTGTCATTCTTCATGAAACTATCATGTATCATCTGCTCTAGTACGGTCTTTTTAGGATTTTTCTTATCCCTCAAAAAATACCACTTGAGCCATGTGATTTCCCTGCGGTGTATGACTGATAAGCGATCTATTTTCTTTTTGGTCATTTAGCACCTCACAAATTTATCTTTTACCTTTTGATAAGGCTCCAGAATTTTATAACAAAGACTTCCATCAACGGTTATCTCACATCCAACGCGCTCAACATATTCACCTGCAACATCATCAAATACAACAAAAGTATCTTCTGCAATGGCTATAATTTTTTCAACATTTAGCGATAACTTAAAAGTCTCATCTTTATCTTCATCAAAACCTGTTACATCCAAAAGAGCGTTAACCATCTCTTACCTCCTCTATATCAAAAACAAATTTATAATGACCTTTTTCGCCACTAAGTCCACCATAGACAAATGACAGCTTTTTAATAACCTTGTGATTATCGTCCGTCCAAATACCCGCATCAGTCATACCATCAATAATAGCTTTTACAGTAGGATATAAATTAGGCGGGTCAAGTTTAGACTTGGTAGGGCTGTAAATTGTAACTGTAACCTCGCAAGGATTTGAGGGGCTAAAAGCAGCCCTCTTTTTATCCTTTGCTACCATTGTATGCCAATAAGCAAAAGCTCTGATGCGTTTAGTAACTTTAGCTTTACCTGTCTGATGTTGCCTGTCGTTACTATTGATAACCATGTTTAGAGCTTTTTGCTTTGTGTTACGTGGTAAAGAAAACTCAAACTTCATTTGGCTTGCTCCACAAGATATTTAGCTAATGCTAATTGCTTTAGGCTAAATTCAAACCCTGTAATAAAGAAATCATTGTAAACTTTATCTCGATTATCTGGCAATGTCTCAAAATGTTGACGCATTTCTTTAGCTGCTTTGGTAAAGACACCCTCAATATAATCAATGCCTTTAATAATTTCTTTTTTCTCACGCTCAAGGCGTTTTTTCTTTTGGCGTTTGTTCATTTTTTACCTCCTTTGTATAAACTTTAAGCCCTGTTAGCTTTGCAATAACATCATCAGGCGTGCCTTTGAGTTTTAGGTAATAGGCTAAATCTTCAATGTTAAAAGATGACCAATGCCATTCATCAGTATCTCCACACACATTACACTCCTCATATTCTGGGCGCTCATCTCTTTCAGACAGCTCATCATCTGTTAAAATGTACCAATTCCCAATACAGTCGCTATATAGGTTGTAATTTGTTATTTCTATCATTCTAATTTCTCCGATGCAATTTCTATTCCATCTATGGTAATAGTATTATTATTTACAAAGCCGATGCCCCTTTTTACCGATAGACAGTTAAAAATAATGGTTTTACCAAAAACTTTTACAACCCCAATCCCATCAGTAAGCTCTCCTCTATGCTTTTTCATCAGTTTAGAAAAATAATACTTATTGAATAAGTTTTCAATCCATTTCATCTAGTTACCTCTCTGTTTCAAATACTCTGGGGCATCATCGCCAATATTGATGCTGTCAAATTGTTCTTGAGTGACAATAAACTTGCCGTGTGCACCAATGGTAACAGTATAGACACCCTCGATGATTGCCTTGTCAGTTACCTTACCGACTAGCTCACCGCCATAGTTATCTACCTGGTAAATAATCACTGGTTTTCTTGCCTCTAGTTGCTCAACTTGCTTTTTTAACTTGTAGATAGCAGACATACTTATAGCAAAAGTCAAAACCAGCATTACCATCACAAATTTAATAGCCTGTTTCATCTATTCCTCCTGGTTTGCAATCACATCCCCTTGAGTGATAACTTCAACCCAACCATGTTTAAGGCGTGCCTCTGCCTCTTTCATGCGGATAAGTTCATCTGTGATAGAGCCAGATAGTTTGGCATTGGCATCGGCTTGCCCTTGTGCCTTGATAACTTCTGCATCCGCATCAGCCTGGGCTTGGATTTTCTTAGTTTCAGCCTCAACCTTTGTTTTTTCCTGCTCCTGCTTGGCTGTATCTACTTCTTTTTGTTTTACTGCCTCATTCTTGATGGCTGCCTCGATTTCATCCCCAGCATCGGTATCTGTGATAGTGACAGAAACCAATTCCACGCCATAGGTGCTTAATTTTTCAGCTAGTTTCTTTTCAAACTCTGAATAGATTTCATTACGTTTTGAACCAAGAATTTCAACAATATTGTAATTTACTGTGACTTCCTCAATAGCACGTTGTACAGCTGGCTGGATGCCTTTTTCTTGCAAAGTTTCGATAGTCTGAAAGTCCTTGAATACCTGCATGGCATTGTTGTTTGATACACGCCACTTCACATCAATTGTGCTGTCCAAAAATTGGGCATCGTTGGTTTGGGTGGTTACCTTTTCAATGTTTGAGGTTTGTACCGATGTTGGTAGCTTATAAATAGTGTCCATAAATGGCACTTTGATATGGTAACCGCTGGATAGTGTCTTATTCTGTACACCAGAGGTTGCACTATAATAGACACCTACTGTGTTTGCTGGGATTTTGGTTACTGCTGTCACCCGAAATAGTACAGCAGCTAATACTACACCACATACAAGAGCCACACGTTTAATTGTTTTTTGTTCTTTTTCTGTCATTTCTTCAAACATCTTTTTTCTCCTCTAATTAAAAATCATATAGCCTGCAATGGCTAATAAACCAAGTGCATAAGCATCTAGAATAAACCACCAGATTTTATCGCCTAGATTTTCCTTAAAAGTCCTGTGGTCTGCCCACAATGTGAGCAAACCCAGGAAAGCACATGCACTAATCGTCATGACCTTCAAAAACACAATCACGGCATCACCTCAAGTAATTCACTTTATAAATTTCAGAATAGCCGTCTAGCTTACTCTGAAAACGTTTAGCCTCTGTCTTAGTCTTAAACTCATGTTTCTTTTGAGCAATAACTCCACCACGCTTTTTTACTGGCACTTGTACAACCCAAGCCATATTATTCCCCTTTCAATTTATTAGCAACATCTTGTACAACAGTTGCCAACTGCGATTTAAGTTTCTGGTCTGTGATACTCTCGATACCTTGGATTTCCCCTGTCTTGACATTAACAGCAATCTGACCAGCAAACATGCTTTCTGTTGGCTCATCGCCTGTGTCTTTGCCATCTTCATCAACGCCATCAATGCCAAAGGATGTTTTTAGCGCCTCATCTGGTGTAGCCCCTTTGATAACTTTATCTAAGGCATGGCTTACATCATGCAAAGCAGAGCAGACCATAGCATGTGTCTTTGTGCCACCAAACAAGCCTAATTCTGAGGTGACAACTCCAAGGGCGGATGCCCCGTGTAAGTTCTTTTGAAATTCCTTGATATTTGCCAAGGTTTGCTCTGCGGTAAGTTTTGTTTCTTTGGTCATTTTGTTTTTCCTCCTTGTAATTATGCCAATACCGTAATGTGTTCCAGGTCTGCCAATTCAGCTTTTAGGTAGGCTGCAATGTTACCAACTGCCTCTTGTACCCAACGCTTACCGTCTGCCTCAAATAGAGCCATCTGGGCGTTTTTGTCAATCCGAAAGACAAATTTACTTGCTGGCTGTTCCACCTCGTTAAATGTCCGATATGGTCGCAAATCAACTGGATTTGGCACTTTGCCTTTGGCTAGGCTGGCAACTCCGTTTTTGACAGTTGCCACCTGGCTAACCCCGTTATCTTCGATTTCAGCCCCATTTTCGATTTTTAAGGCACTAGCAAAGTCAAGTAAAGCCCCACGGTCAGCATCATCAATAAAATTTGATTGCAACATGATGTTGAATTGCTCCGATGAAATGAAACGCCCAAAAGTAAGCTCTGGCACACGAGCTTTCACATCCACAAGCAATGTCCGATGCTCAAACTCATCATTTTCAGACCAAACACAAACCTCGTCATTTTTTTCAACGGCAACAATTAAGCGTTGGTCTTGCATGCCATTAAGGTCTGATTTTAGATACTCGACAAGACTTGTCAATGTGGACAGCTCCAAAGTCCGTGGATAGCGTTTAGGGTCAAGCTCTACCATTTGTACTTTCTTGGCATCGTAATATTCTCTGCCATCGCCTGCTGTTACGATTTCCAAACCATGTTGGTTTAATTCTACTGCATACTCCAATGCTGCCTTAATGTTTTCAGTCATGTTATTGTCCTCCTACTTTCTTTTTGAAATCAATAATATCTGGTGTGGTTGGTGTGCCTTGTTGCTCAACTTCTTCTACTGGCTGACCTGTATCAGTTCGCAACTGTGCATCATCATCAAAATACATTTGACCTGGTACACTGCTTTTTAGTTCGTTAGCATGTACCCGCCCTGTATCATAGTCACGCCCAACAAGAATTGTCGTAGCGACGCCATTTTGTGGTGCTAGTTTGGATTTAACATCCATCACGGTATCTACTACTGTCCTTTCCTCGTTGGCGGACATAGTTAGGGTAATTGTGACTTTTCGCTTGGCTTTCGCCTCTGTGTTGAGGTCAAGGATGTTATCAAAGACTTTTTCAAGTTCACGGTCTAACTTCTCCTGTAAGCCTCCATCTGCGATATGGGATAAGTCTAGCCCAATTAGTTTTTTTTGCATGGTGTTCCTCCGTTACTTAGAATAAACTGGGTTGATAGGTAGCAAGCATCTGTTCTTTGGCTTTTTTGTAAAAATCTTTCTTAATTTCAAAGCCATAGGCATGTCTATTCATTTCAATAGCTGCCCTTAGTGTTGAGCCACTACCTGCAACGGGGTCGATAACAACATCGCCCTCGTCTGTAAAAATTTCAATTAGCCTTTTCAAAACTGGTACTGGTTTTTGGGTAGGGTGGATAGTCGGGTAGGAGTTATCTTTTTCCCACGGGGCATGGTTTAGTATCATCGCCCCACCATTATTGAATTTTGGTAACTTGTCACGATATAAAACCGTTGCCTCCTCAACTGCACCAACAATCTTCATATTGGCTTTCAATACTTGAGGGCTTGATTTCTTCGTGAAATAGAGTGGATAGGCATTGTTGAAACCGTGCTTTTTCCCACACTCGATTACTATATCCCGTTGTTGCCAGGCATGAAATACAATCATCGCTGGAGCCTTGCCTTTTTCTTTTGGCTCTTTCCTTAACAGACGACTACAAAAGTCAAAAAAGTTGTTAATTTTGAAATCATTATCCGTATCAAAGAAAGATTTTCCAGCTAACTTGCTCTCACCTTTCTTATTATCGCCATCTTTATACCATCTAGGGTCAGAGGCGTAAGCGTTGTTGCCCAGATTGTAAGGAATATCAGCTATAATCAGCTGCGCCCTTGGTATTTGATACCGTTTGGCATTTTCAAAGTGGTCATTATATAATTCACATTTCATAAAACACCCCACTACTTCAAAAGTGATTGCATTTTGTGTAATTTTGCTTGGCTTTCAACAAGTTCATTGTATGTATCTGCCCTAATTAGTACAAATCCTGCCAAATCGCTGCCAACTTGGACATCTGTACCAGAAAATAGCTCTAGCTGTTCTGATTTTGTATCAATAAGCGAGCCAGTAGCCCCACGGTCGCAAGCGGGTCTTGTTTCCGCTAGAAATTCCGAGGGATGTGGTGGCTTTCCATCCTTTTTTGTCTTTGTAAATGTACCAGAGATAACAACTATATCTCTTTCATCGGATAAAAAATCTGCCTTAGTTTTTCCAAATACTGTCATAAAGGCATCAATTTCTTTTGGCAATGGCTGCCTCACATTTCTTTCAATATCACTTATCCTGGTCTGTGTGATATTGGTCAGAGGGGCTAGGTCATACTGTGTCAATTTGGCATCTAGCCGCATCTGCTTTAGTTTTGCACCGTCAAATAGTTTCATCTAAACACCTCGCCACCTTTACTGTACCAGCCATGCTTGAGTACATGGCGTGCAATCTGGCATTGTACATTTGGATGCTGGTAGTATTCCACCTGCTCCCTGTATTTGCGTACAAGTCGCAAAGCCCAAACCCCGATGATTGCCATCCAGGTAACGGATAATAGGGCGATGGTCAAAAATGTTAATTCAAGTAATGTCATAGTTGTTGTTCCTTTTCAAATTGGTTTAGTACTGTCTGGAATATCTCTAAAAGTAATTTTTGAGGTATGTTCGACCTCTCATTGTATGATTTTGTAAAATTTGTCAATGTTGTTTTCGCTGGTTTTACCTCTGCATTCAGATTTAGAAAGATATTACCTGCAAATTTTGTCGGTTTTTGTAAAGGATAATCATAGTTGTTATACCTAGTTAGATTAAGATAAGGTAAATCTACTCCTAGAATATTTCTGATATATTCCCAAATTTTGCTACTTGCTGGATTTTCAATTATCCAGTACATAGGCTGATAGCGTTTGATAATCTGAATAGTATTGAATATGGTAAGCTCCCCATTAACACGTTTTATATACAACTTTTCAAAATCGTAATCATGATAAGCTGTAATAAAATCTTGTTTTGGTCTTACGGTAAATGGACTAGGTTTCTTTTGTGGAATAAATAAACTATCAGATACATCTTCTCTCTTCCAAAATGCTGTGCCGTTGGACATAGCACAAGCACTTGACCAACTTTCACAAGGTGGGCTAGCAATAATCAAATCTGGCTTTGGTAGCTCGTCAAGCGTATCAAATAGCTTGTTATCCCCAAATAGTCGTGAGTAATCAGCAAGGTTGAGGGGGATAAAGTGATTGTTCTTGTTTTCTATATCAAGTCCTATGGGATATACTTCAATCTTCGTCCCCCCCCGAACTATTGAGCGTGTTAATAGCTTTAGCGTATGAGCCATTACCACTATCAAACAGCGCCCATACTATCATTTTCCGCATCTATCTCCTTTCTACCCTTTTTCTGATGGTGAAAGGCTTTGGGGTGTAATCATCAAAAGCCCCTTGGAACTCTTGATTGATTTTTCGGATATTGAAAGGCTCGTAAGCATGGAAATAGCATCCATGATTGTCAAGTTCACCCTCAACACCAGTTGCCCAACTTAAAAATATTGCCTGTTTGCAAGTAGGGCATGTGATGCCTTTTCTATATGATGCTGTTTTCAAAATCTTACAAAACCCACAATATGGACATTGTAAGTCAACTTTTACTTTGTTCATCTCAAATCTCCAATCCTAGAAAGGTAAATCATCATCGGAAATATCCATAGGATTTGTGGTTTGTCCTTGGAAAAATGATTGTTGGTTGCTACGGCTAAAATCTGGTGTGGATTGATTTCCAAATGGAGACTGATAGCCTCCTTGGTTGTTTCCACTTTGGAAATTACCACTATTTGAGTTATTTCCATTTTGGAAAGAGTTGCTCTGGTTCTGCTGTCCGCTTTGATTGTTCCGACTTTCCAACAATTGAAAATTACTTGCAATAACTTCTGTCACATACACGCGCTGCCCTTGTTGATTGTCATAGTGGCGTGTTTGGATATTTCCTGTAATACCAATCAATGAGCCTTTCTTAGCCCAATTAGCAAGGTTTTCTGCTGCTTGTCGCCAAATTACACAATTGATAAAATCTGCCTCACGTTCACCAGCCTCATTTTTGAAAGAGCGATTTACTGCAAGGGTAAAAGTGGCAACTGCAACATTTGATGGTGTATATCTTAATTCAGCATCTCTAGTCAGTCGCCCTACTAAAACAACGTTATTTATCATCTACTACCTCCTCAACCTCTGTAACAATCACATCATCAAGATTGAAATCATCCCAAATTTCAGACACAAAATATACAGCTGCCATATAAGGATTTTCAGCCTCAATTTTCATGCCAAAATCTAGGTTGTCACGGTTTGCAGATACATAGTACATTTCCTTTTTCATTATTGCCCCTCCTCTAAGTCAGCTGCTTTAACAAATACACCATCCACCATCTTTCCTGTACGGTCTTTAATTTCATTCCAAGCTGTCTCAAAGCATTGTTCCTTTGTGAAATCGTAATACTTTGATACGAAATGTAACTTTAATACAATTTCTCGTATAATCAAGTTTGATTTGATTCCATGAGTTCTATTTGTTCTATTTAGAATTGCTTTCGATAGCTTTCCTATTAAAGCTCCAGTTATTAAGCTCAATACTTCAATTTCTAACGTTTTTGGATGATGTATTGTAAGGCTGTCTGCTGTTAAAAATATTTCTCGAGCATCGAGATTAAGTTGCTGACAAAGTATCGTCAATACAACCATCACATCGCCAATACTATCTTTTATCAACGTAGTATTGTTTTTGGCAATACCAGCATTTAACTCTCCAAATTCTTCAAATAGTTTCAACATCTGTTTTCTTGCATCAGATTTATCAAGACCTTTTGCAGATGACCAATCTTTTACATTTTCTATTAAATCTGTAATTGTCATTAGATGCCTCCTAAAGTTTCAAAACTAATAAAGTTATCCTCCAGATACTCTTTGAGTTGGTCTAGTTGTGGTTTGCCACCGTGCAAAGTTAATAGCATGGTAACTTTCATTGGCTCGCTAGGCTCAAATTTTGCTACTTCTGGGGCTGTGTTTTGAGTCTGTGGTCTATCTACCCCTCTTGCTCCACTCTCAAGCTCTGGTGGGCGATTTTCGATGATTTCCCCAGTTTCTGTATCAATAGCTTTGATGCTTTCGTTAGCTTGCTCTTTTGCCAAGCGCTCAATTTCTGCCTTGCGCTCTGCCTCTGCTTTAGCTTGTGCCTCTTGTTGCTCTTTGCGTAAAGCAATGGCATCACGATCTGTTTTCATGATTTTTAAGACATCAACAAGAGATTTTCCATCTTCAAGATGTCTGATATACCCATCTGCTGGCAAATCGTACTCTTGAGCTTGTTCCTCGATAGCTTGCTTATTAGCTTTGTATTCTTCCAGCTTGTCAAATTCAGCGAGTACCAGTGCATCCATTTCATCAAGAGTTGTTTTCTTGAGTTCATACTTACCATCTTTAAAGTATTTTTTTAAGCTATATGTATCATAGGTTGCCTCAAATGTTGACTTTTCAAGACCAGCAACCATACATTTATCTTCAAAAGTAGCCCGAATAATATCCACGCGCAATAATCGCTCATGTTCATCAATATTATCCCTGACTTTTCTAAGTTTCTCTAGCAATCTTCCCAATGGGATGCGTGACTTTTCAAGTTTTTCTTCAAATTCATCAAGGGGATTTTTGAAATTCTTAGCAATCTTTTTACGCTCAGCGTCTAATCCATCATCAAGGGCTTTATATCGTGTGATTTGTTCCTTGATTTCTTTATAATCAAGCTCATCAATCTTTTTATCTTCCAACTGTGCAACAGCAAGGGCAATTGCTTTGTCAAGACTTTCAAAGTCTAGAGTGATTTTACCTGGTACATAAATTGGCTTAATATTATCTAATTCACTTAAAGTTACATCTTTCATATCCTATACTCCTTGTTTTTGGTACGCTTTTTGAATTTGTGTGTTGAGATATTCCATCACAACGTTATAGCCATCAACTGGTACTTGATGGAAATCTTGAATTTGATACTTGTTTAATACAAAATTAGCAACCGTATCAAATGGTGCTCCCTTAACTGTCGCAAATTCTTCAACAGTTTTAAGGATTTCTTGATACTGGATATTATCAATGTATTTCACTTGATTTTGTTGCTGTTCCTGTTGGTTATTTGGATGCTGTTGCTGGTTAGATTGACCTTGTTCTTGATTTTCCTCTACTGGGTACTCATCAACATCTTTCTCACCAATAGCAAACAAGCCTTGTACTGCATATTTTCTAGCGTATGAGCTAACTGCTCCTGTCCATTGTGGCACTTGCATTTGTTGAATAATTGTGCCTTTCTTGGTATGTATAACCGGCACTTCTGATAGTTCTGCATAGCCGGGCGCTCTGTGTGTTTCATCGCCTTTGCTAGCTATAGCAACAGATTTATAAAACAGTCGCCCTTGCAACTCTATTGGGTCGCAATCTTCAAATTTCAATACCCAACCACTATCAAGCTCTTTGAATTTAGTTGTAATATCTTCAACATTTCTAAATGAATAACTTACACCTTGTTTCTTTTGTTTACCAAGCTGCATCTTTTGTTGCAACTCTGGAAAAGTTAAATCAGCCATAATTTACTCCTCGCTTAATCGTTCTAGTGTTTCTACAAAATCAACGTAAGCCTTATAATAATTGCCTGATTTCTCACTATCACGATATGCTTTTTTAATCAATTCTTGACCTGTACCGTAGAAACAGCCGACTTTCCAAATTTTGTTGGATTTTGTATAAGTAAAGTGACGACCGCTTGACCAGTGATTTTTAAAAACAATAATGTCGCCTAGCTCCGATACTTCGGCATCGCCCGATACTTCGGCATCGCCCCATACTTTGGCATCGCCCCATACTTTGGCATTGCCCCATACTTTGGCATTGCCATATACCCAGGCATTGCCATATACTTTGGCATCGCCCGATACTTCGGCATCGCCCGATACTTCGGCATCGCCCGATACTTTGGCATCGCCCCATACTTTGGCATTGCCCCATACTTTGGCATTGCCATATACCCAGGCATTGCCATATACTTTGGCATCGCCCCATACTTTGGCATCGCCCGATACTTCGGCATCGCCCGATACTTCGGCATTGCCCCATACTTTGGCATCGCCCGATACTTCGGCATTGCCCCATACTTTGGCATTGCCATATACCCAGGCATTGCCATATACCCAGGCATTGCCATCATGGCTTAAATTTTCCTCTTTTTGGATATATCCGCCTAAATCCCCCACCTCAATGCTACCAAAGCTAATCAAGGCACGGATACGAAATAATTTCCAACCAAAAAAGCTGATTGTATCGTCTAGGACAAGTTCATATTTTTTTGTCATTTTGATTTCCTCCTGTGGATAACTCTTTTGTCTTTTTATTTACTATTAGTTTGTTGTCAATTAGTCATTATTGACTGTTAGTGCCGTAAGGCTTAGATTGTTTAATATTAGTACTTGTTGTATAGTTAGTGTTTATTAGTGACGGGTTTTCCTACTGTTGGGTTTTCCTTAAGTAGGATTTTCAGTAAGTAGGATTTTCAGTAAGTAGGATTTTCAGTAAGTAGGGGTTTATTTATCTTTGCTTGTGGATAACTCCCTATCAACTATACTTTCATAGTAATCACTATGTATTGGTTTGATGGGTACATCTTGAGCAAATACAAACTTCTTTACTCCTGTTTTGCCATCACTACGCCTAATTATCTTTATATACCCTGCCTCTTGTAACTCTCGGTATGCTTTTCTGTGGGCATCCCTACCATTGGTTGACCTTTTTTCAAGTTCGCCAACATATATACGCCAGTCCGATTTATTGGCTAGTATCGTTGCAAGTAATCCTTTTGCTTGCAAGCTCAACCTATCATCTTGCAAAAAAGCATTATTCATCGAGGTATAGTTTTCATGCGTATTTCTGAAAGATATATTGCATTATGCTAGTAACCTCCAATTCTCTTTGACCCATTCACGAACGGCATCCCTTGGATAGCGTGGGTGTTTGCCTCTTTCAGCAATTTTTGGAAAACCTGGCAAGTTGGTCACTTCTTGGAACTTATCATCGTTGTAAATCCCCAGCAACTTCTTGCACTGTTTGCCATTGAGTACCAATGGTAGTGCCATTTCAATATCAAATACCTCAAACACTTCTATCAACCTTGCTTTGAGCTGACTGATAAACCGTGAAATGAGGCTTTCAGCAATGTCATCCATAATATCCCTTTCTAGCCATAGCCAAAACCGTAAGCGTATCATATAGATTAAGCCCGACTAGGCTGTTAATCAATACCTCACTTAATGGGTGAAACTTCCGTTGCCAATTTGCTAATAAAAGTTCTTGAATATCATCTAAATCATTCATTTTTATGGTATAATTGAGTAAATAATTTTTAGCAAGTACCTTACGGGTTGCCGCCCTAGGTGCTTTTTTTGATTCACTCAAAAACTGCCTCCTACCTAATTTTCTTTCATATTTTCCAAGATACTTTCTTCAGCTACCAATCGTTCCTCATATAGTTTAAGAAATAGATTTTTAAATTCATTATAAATTTCTAATGAATATTCGAACTCATCATCATCTAAATCCTTAATTATTGATGCTCCCATAATCGCTAACGATAGGCCTCTAAGCAATTCTTGAACAGAAGATATATGGAGTTTATGATGTACATAGTTTTCAATTCCACTTGAAAATCTACGTCTTGTATAAATATAATCTGGAACACTCAAGCCAAAACGTATCTCTTCTTTAGATGGTAAATCTGTAATTTGAGAAGAAAATCTACGACTTAGCAATTTAGAAATATTTGGAAATTGTTTGTTAACTTTCTCTATGTCAGAATATGTAATATGAACATCTCTGTAATCTTTCTTTTTCCTTGGAAGAGTATTTCTAGCAATCGCATCTGCAATCATCAATTCTAACTCCGTTCTTGAAATGGTTATTGTTTCCTCCATCATTAACCTCCTACCTAATCTTAAAATCTTCAATCACACGAGCAATGAAACGATTTGCTTGTGGATTTTTTAGCTTACCGTTCAAAATATTAGTGACATCCTGACGCACCATTCCATACTGGACAGCAAGTGTTGTAATGGTAATATCGTTCGCGTTTAGATAGTCCAAGATTTTTTGACGTCCGTTATTTGTATCTGGCATGATTTATCCCCTTTCTTTTAAAATGTAAGTGAAAGAGTTAGAAATGTTTTTATAAAACACTTGACTTGTTTTAGAATTAGTTCTAAAATATAAGCATAATAAAAACAATGTTTAGAACGCTTCTAATCATTTGTAAATACAGTTTGGCGACCGTGTTATATTAATTTTTAGAATGTTTTTGACTTCGTTTTTTTCTAACTCAATCATCTTACAAAAACTATTTTAGACTTAATTCTAAAATTTGTCAACGCTTTTTTGAATTAAATCTAAATATTTTTTGTCAATCTCTTAGAAAGGTTGATAATACAATGTTTTCAACATTTGAAAAAATAAAAGAATTATGCAAAAAGCAAGGAATTTCTCTAAATCAACTTGAAGATAAACTAGGTTTTAGTCAAAATTATATTTACAGTATGAAAAAGGGAAATCCTAAAGTAGAGAATTTGCAAAAAATCGCCGACTACTTCAACGTCAGTACAGATTACCTACTCGGACGGACTGATAACCCTCGGATTGCTGATGAAACTGCAATTGTAAATGGGCAAGTCATCGACTTGAGGAAAGCAGCGGCGAATACTATGTTATTTGATGGCAAGCCACTAAATGATGATGATATAGATTTCATCACTGCTGTACTAACTGCCCATTTCAAAAACAAACAAAAGGACTGATTATCTATGACACTTGACGAACTCTGTGAAGAGTTTGGTGTTGAACTGTGTCTATTTGATGCCTCAAACTGGCATAGTTCAGGTTTTTACAATCCAGACACCAAAGTTCTAGCGGTTGATATAAATCTATCCGAACTAGAACAAAAGCAAGTTGCCCTACATGAGTTAGGGCATAAAGAACATTTTCCTAGCCAATATCGGATTTTTAGGGAACGATGTGAATTAGACGCAAATAGAAATATGATACATCACCTCATGAAAGAAGAGTTGGCACTCACGGAAGACCGCACACAGTTCAATTACCTGGTTTTTATGGAAAAATACAAACTAAAAACCGTGGCAGATGAAGTCATGGTCAAAGAAGAGTATTTGAATTTAGTTGGATAAGGAAAGGATATAATATGGGAATTTTTAGCTTGTTCAAAAAACTCACACCAACTTCAAAGCCATCAATCCAAAAAGCTGTACCACAACCACCGATGAAGAAACCTTACAGAGTCAACGGCAGGTACTATCCAAACTTTAGCTATGATGATGTGTATGAGTGGGCAAATGACCCTGTACCTGGAACGGAGATACTTATCTCAGATTTAATTTTTCTATGGGTTGTTGATAGATTAGGTGGTGATGTCAAAAAGTACCCAATTCATCTATCAAGAAATTATGGTGTTGATAGACCCGATTTGAGAATTACCAAACTAATTAAGGTTTCACTAGCCACGGCAAACTATACTGTTACTGAATTAGGTAAAGATACTATCTCCCAAAACCGACATATCATTGAGCTACACAAAAAAGGGTGGGTAAGTGATGAGGATAGCAAACAAAATCTTGAAAATCACCGATTATGGCAAAATGAGTATGCTGAATATCTCAAAAAAATAGGTGATACCGAGGGTGCTAAGGAACTCAGACAAAGAATGTCAGTAGATGACAAAGCAAAGGAACTAAATAACATTTTCAATGCTGGGGAAAAGTTATCCAAGGAAAAGAAATACCTGGACTCAAATTCACTGCTACTGCCACTATCTGAAAATGATGAGTTTATGGGGTCTGCCCCATTATTTGAAAGAATCGCCATAAACTATCGAGGTTTGAAAGAATACGAAAAAGAGATTGAAATCTGCGAGCGTTTCCTCAAAGATAAACAGCCACTCTATGGCGGTGATATGTGGAAAGATGTATTTTACAAGCGAATAGAGTACGCTAGAAAGAAACTAAAATAA